CGATAACTTAAAGAAAAACGACAGTAGTAGCCGACGGCTACCAAAATAATATCTTTCTTGAACTGTTTTCCTTTAAAATCCGCATTTGAATGATTTCCCAAATCGCATGTATTCCCTTTCCGATATCCATTGGTATCCATCTACATTTATTAATCACTTTTCAATTTTAAAGATTAATACGCTGCCCTAATTGTGCTATAGATGGATCCACAAAAATATATCTTTGGTTATGTGTGCAAAACCTGTTCTGTTTTTGGTATACGTAACATATACATAAAATACGGTACAGATCAAAAAAGGTCATATTTTTGTGGAATATGGTATACATATAGATTGCAACACTTGTTGATAGCATCAAATGTACTGACAAGTGTTGCATATGAGGTTTCATAAAATGTTTGACGAATCATGATAAAAATATCTCATTTGAAACATATTATAATTTTGGTTGCATATACTAAAAGTACATTCATTCTCTGTAACATAGATTTGTCCGAAAAAGTATACCCCTTAGTTTGAGGATGTACTTTTTTCATTATTAGTTTACATATACATAAGTCCCATTTGCTATTACATAATACGGTTTCTCTTTCTGGTTACTGCATACTAAATATAAACATGCATTTATGCTAATCATGATTTTTTATTAAGCGTCACATTTGAAAGTGTCCTACATATATTAAAAATGAAACACTCCCTTTTATATAGATTTAAACGTAAACTAGCGTACTCACTGGACAAGAGTACGCTGTTTTGTTTTACTTCACATACACATAGGTTTAGCAGTTACATAATATGTTTTACCTTTACTATTGTGTACTTTATATTGTGATGAACCATATTGTACGAATGCAACACCAGAAGGATATAAACCATTTCCGTGCAAAGTAGCTTTTGACATTATTGATAATAAGTATTACGTTGAATTCAAATAAAAAAATCCGCCTGTGGGCGGATTTTTTTCATCAAACTATTCCTTTATTTCACTTCATACCACCAACCTTTATGGTCAAGGTATTCTTTCATTGCTTTTAATTGAGCATCTGACGTTGGATCAGAAACGAAATATGTTAATCCATCAGATTGCAAAATGAATTTAGCAGTCATTTTTAAGGACGTTAACGCCCCTGTAACATCAGGAACTTCATATGGTGAAAAAGCGCCGGATTGGATGATATTTTGTTTGAATAGTGAAGTTGTCATGCCAGTTTGTCCAGTTAAAGCATAAACAATTGAATTTGCAATCTTATCGACATTCCATTTTGTCATATCGGATTCATTATCGATGAATCCAAGTTCGATTAGGATTGCTGGCGCTTTCGTTCCTTTCAATACTGCTAAATCAGTACGCTGTTTTGCACCGCGGTCACGCCATCCGATATCTTTTGAAAGTTGAGCAGATACTTTAGCTGCTAAATCTTTTTGATCGTAATAGCAAACTTCTACACCATTAGCTTGCCCATCATATGCATTCAAATGGAACGAAATAACAAGATCAACATTATGAGAATTACAGTTACGGACGATGTTACTTAAATTTTGTGCTTGAGTAGAACCTGTTTCATCTGTATCGTCATAAACCGTATGACCTAAAGCTCTTAACTTAGCTGCAACTGCATCCTTAACAAGACGATCCATAATATGTTCTTTACGACCACCATAATTAGCACCTTGTACAATATTATTGTGACCTCCATGCAAACTATATTTAGCCATTATTCAACATCTCCTTTTTTAATTTCTTGTTTTTGTTTACTGCCCAAAACTTCAACTGCATTCGTCAAAGCTTGTGGGAGGGGAATCCCCATACGACCAGCATTTTCTAAGAGTGAAAGCAACTCATTTCCAATAAAGAAAAAGATTGTAGCTTCACGAATAGCACTATTTGTTCCTATTGCTAAATCAGCTTGAGTAGCAGCTCCGACCAAAAGAAAAAGCACCACCTTTTTGGCGATGCCTTTGAATCCTACTTTACTTTTTAATTCTCCGTTATATCCTGCTGCAATTACTCCTGTAATATAGTCGATAGCTGCCATGATTAGTAGAACCCTCAATGTTGTATCCCACCCTCCCAAAAAGTACCCACAGAAGCCACCAAAGGTAAAAATAAATGATTTTATTAATACATCAATACGATCCATTTTTCCACTCCTTTATGCAAAATAAAAAAGACCTACATATATAAGTCTCAATTTCTATATCAATCCTTTAGGAATGACCGTTATTCTTAATTGTGGTTGTTCATTGATGGCTATTATTTAACCTGGAACACAATTCCGTTCATATTGCAAAATGCAACATTGTTACTCATATAAACAACTTTTACCGCACCAGTTGTCGCTTCTATAAGAACTGTCGCATATCCGCCCCCTGTGGAAGAAGATAAAGCGACTACAAAAGTAAGATTTGCTAATGGTCTATACCCAACTGGTAAAGTTGCAACTTGAGACGGTTTTGTAGATGGAATATTGTTAAGAACCCCATTGATTGTAACTATTCCATTGCTTTTTGTTGCGGAAAGTGGATAGCTATAAAAATTTGTTACTCCATTTTCCAAAGTAAGTTTGATTGGTGAACTACCATTTCCATAACGATCTTTCATTCTCGTATAAGAAAAATAATCAATTCCATGTAGCGTTACAGAACCTTCAGTAGAAATGTTTTCTACAGCAATCGTATGCCATCCGCGTGTTGCAATAAAAAGCATAGGATCCTGGATAGAATCTAGAAACGCTCCGGAAAAGACTGAACCTGCATTAAATTTACTTTTTGGAATGTCTATATACGGCACAGGAAACGGTATATCAACGTTTGAAACTGGTGGTCTACCAAAATAATAATCATTGCTATAATCAGGACTGTTGACTGCAAAGTCTAAAGATACTCTTACAGTAACATCTGTAGCACTTGAAAAAAGACCAGGTAATGCGACCATACCATCACTTTCTACATAAACACTAAAAAATAGTTTTTCACCTGGTGATAGTACAGCTCCGGAACCTTTTCCTGTTTCTTGCTCACTTGCTGTTGGATAGTATTCAGAGTAAGCCCTAGTACCACCGTTATAAGTTACACTATGAAGATGATGCATAACTCCTTGGAAACGCTCTTCGGTTACTACAAATGGATCGTTAATTCCTTTACCTACTAAAGTAGACGCAACACGCGCTCCTAGAATATCGTAACCTACTCCATTTAAATGAGTTAAATCACTATAAATATCAGCTGAATAATTTAATAACATTTCTTGTCCATTTATGACACTGATATTATATTCTTTTGCTAAAATTCTAGCTGCTTCTGCAAATACATCAGCATCAGTTCTGTAAGAATCGGCGGTTCCTGCTGGAATTCTCTGTTTTGTCGGAGTCATGATAATAACAGGAGTTCCGTTATCGAGTTCTCTTTCAATGATTTTTCTATACCATTTCAAATACTCTTCAATATTACCCATGTAACTGATATTTGTATTGGATGCATCGTTAATACCGTAATCTATGATGCAAAGATCAGCACCACTAGCATTCCATTTTTCATATCCATTTTTGGCACCATCTCCGCTATATCCATGATTTATAACTGTAACGATATTACCATACACTTTGTTTAAATATTTTTGTAATGCCTCTGGATAAGTGGTAGATGCCCTTGTTGCTGTATGAGCTGTGCCATTATCGGTTGGTTTAGTATCTGCTGGTCTTTTGTCGCTAGAGTTAAAATCACTACCATATGTCATAGAGTCACCCATACAGCAAATTCTTACATTTTGTTTTTTTCGTAACTTTAAAAAGAAATTACTGAGTAAACTAGATTCTCTTTTTGTCATTTCTACTTTAAATTGTTCAGCATCTAATCTCGGTTTTAAAAGCTCATACTTATAACCATGTAAGTCAACCCTTGCTTGTGCTGCTTCCACAGAGGAATCACCGTTAATAACGATTGTATTTAATTGCTCTTGTACGTTTTCAGAAATTGATTTAGCTTGTTCAGCAAATGTTTTTGCATCGTGCGCTTCGTTATATGCTGCGCTATTCAATAATTCTAATTGCATCGCTTCTAAATCTCTAATTAATTGATCTAATTGAGAAATATAAGTTTTAGAAGGGATTCTATTAGTTAAAGCATCAGGCAATGAAACAATGATGAAATCTTGAGTTGTTGCTTTTACTATTGAACTTTTTTCTACAGTAAAATACGCTTGTTTAGATTTTCCCACAGATGCAAATGTTTGTGCTGGGAATGTATACTCGAAATGTCCTTTAGCTGCATCTATCATAGTGATTCCATTCTTATCTCTTACAGAAGTATTATCAGGTTTAGCGCATTCGAAATATACGTCACTTCCAGTTAGATTATATGGAATAAAACCATCAACAACATATACATCGACGGTATTACTAGCTTCACCTACCCTTCCAGTGACAATGGAGTTTAATTGTGCGTATTGATTTTTGTTGATGTCAAGGATTAATCTGGTTTTCATAATCTATTTCCACTCCTTTGTACTCAGTTTCATTAATTCCAATTTCGTTGTCCACAGTTACTACTTCTGGCATATCACCAGGCATGTCAAAAATACTAGATCTAACTTTTGTTGATCTAGCTAACATTGGGCGAACTGACAATTCTTCCTTTTTTACAATCTTAATTTCATAAGAAAATGAAATATCGTTATCGCTTTCTACAATGAAATATTTTGCGTTACGTTCAGAAACCCAGATATCACCACGACCATATTTGCTAATAAAAACATGATAATTGCTTGTTTCATTTTGAAAGAAAATAGGTAGATCAATCCTAACTTGTCCATCCGTAGTTTCTGCTTCTCCAATGTGGGTAAAGGTTTCGGAAGAACTCATTACACTAGACATTTCTTTAGTTGCGTTAACTGTTGCTAATGATCTAACTAAAGTTCGTGGTTGATCTATATTGTTATTAACTAAAGTTCTATTTACAGTTGTATTCACTATCGCCCAGTTATGCATATTTAACTCGCCATATGCATCTAGATTATTTTTTGCAGTGACACTAAGCACTTCATAGAAACTGCCATTAACCGCATAACATAACATCGTTTTCGTTGCGCTACTTACCGCTAATGAAGAACCAGATGTCCTAAAAACACCATTATTAACGATGTTAGTTCCTGATCCGTCTAAACCAATACCACCATTAGCGTAAAAGTAACCATTTGAATATGAATAATCACCACGAATACCTAATACAGTAATTTTGGCGTCTCCATTTAACCGTGCGAAGTCGATACCTTGATCAGAAATGAGTGCTAACCTTTTAGCGCCGCCTTCGTATAATAATTCTTGAATGTAATTTCTCGCCTTGTTATCTGTACTAGCATTAAATACAACTTTAGCCCCATTCGTCATTAAATCTTTCCACAAGTGATTACCTGCAATGCCGTAAACGCTAGGATTATCAACGATTTCGAAATAAGGATTATAAACGTTATTGCCAGCGTATACTGATAAACTTAAAAACCTATTTGGCTGTATGGATAGTGTCATTCCTTTAAAGTTAAGGTTGTTTAATTTTTGTTGATAACCAACAAATCCAATCTTATTCTCAGAATCATCGAATACAGCTAGTTGGCCTATATCATTTAAATGCATTCGTCTTTTTCCGTTAACTCGAGACTCTAAACCTTCAGGTAGTAATTTAATTGTATTTCCATATTCGTTAAATCCAACTTGGACCATTGAAGCGTTAAGTTTACCTGTTGTTATAAAGTCAGCTACAATTGAACCATCCATTGTCATTGCTAATCCATATGGACCATTAATCCCTGTGGAGGAATAACCTAAACCATTGATATTCCATTGCCACACTTTTTTTGCTGTCGATTCCTTTTCTGTATCCATAATTAAGATGCGCTCTGGATAAATACGAACATGACCACCAAAACCACTGTTAATCAAATCAGTAGCACGATCTTTAGCTTTTTCTAAAAAACTAGTTTCTAAGCCATCTAAGTTATCTTGCATTCTATCTACTTTGTTAGCCACATCAGTAAATGACTCTTTGTAGTTTCCTAATGTAATATCAGTATATTCATCGTTTAATGGATCATATTTACAAGATACAACTTTAGCTTTAACGTCAATTCCTTCTTCTAAATGCTGCACAGTGACCGTATCACCCATATATACACGTTGTAATACAGCAAAATCTTTGTATTCTTCTGTTTGTGATAACTCCTGGAATTTAATTTTATATGTCGCTAAAGGTTGATCCACATGCTGATCATTAAACATTGCTACTGCAAGAGCACGTAATTTGTTCAATGCATCCGGTAATGGTAATGCATCGTCGTCGTTAGCGGCATCGCCTATTTTAGCTTTAACTTCAGGAAAATCAATTTTTCTAATTTTAGGATTAACATACTTATCAACCAACGGACTAGTAACATACTTTTCTGGTAATAGTAGTTCGTTTGCGCCTTGTGGCATTATCTTTGTAATAACAGATTGCCAATCTACATCCGCTTCATATCCTAATAAATCTTTTTTATGTTGGATTACTACACCGCGATCTTTACCGCGGGCCACTAACATTCGAACGTTGAAATTGTCTCGTGATAGTTCGCCACCCCAACGGTTCAAGAAGGAATTATCTTGTCCATTATCCAATAAGAATTCTACTGGGTTTTTTCTAACTAATCGTGCATTTGCCATGTTCCCAATATCACTATAAAAATCAAATTTAGTTGGATATTGTAGAGCACCTTTAACTTGATCTAAAGCCCCGAATCCCGTTTTATTAACGATATTCGTATCTTCGATAAAGTTATCTACTAAATCATAGAAAATGTGATAACAAAACACTTGCACTTCACCATTAGTTGGATGTGGATTTGCCACACGAAATAATTGATCTCCATCAGGAGTTGGTGCTTTGATTAAATATTGTCCATCTATTTCTAATCCATGCGGAGCGAAGAGAGGATACTTAAACCTAAGTGTATAAACACCGTTTAAAATTTCCTCAATTTCAGCTTCATAGATATTATTATCAAGAATACCTATACCATTGTGGGTAAAGTCTGCTTCGTTAGGTTTATAAAGTGTAATCAAATGTATCGCCACCTTGTTTCTATATCGATTTTAGATACACTCCCTGACCACGATATCGTATTTTCTCCTTCTTTAAATGTAGGGAACTTCCCAACCATTTTGTCATTCATAGGAGTTGTATTGTAGTAGCATTCCATTAAATCAGAATCAACAATAACAAAAGAATTAACGTTTTTTACTTGGAATGAAATGCCGTTGATTTGTATTGTTATATTTCCTGTTCCGTAAATCGTTAATTTCGGTAAAGAATGTAGTGTACCTTGATTCATAATCGTAACGGGATTTGTTATTGTAATTGGCTGTTCAATAGCGTACTCATATGGATCAGATTTAAATGTAACTTGGAATTTACCATATTCCTCAATTTCGTTATCTATATCTCCAATTTCAACTGACTTTATCTTTCTATAAACATAGTCGTCAGTGAATGAAATAATCTTAGCGCTCATTATCCACGCTTTTATTTTTCTTAATAAAGGTTTGATATTTTCATCTTCGAGTAAATTAAACTCAACTGTAAACTCAACATCTTCATAACCTTTTTCTTTTGTTAACGCACCATTCTCTCTTCCGTCAACTTCAATAAATTCAATTTTCTTTTTGGCAGTCGGTATTTTAGGACGGTCTACCATGCAAAGATGGTAGTTTCGTCCTAATTTATCGTTTATCCTAATATCATGCACGTGTAGAACCTCCTTTACCGATGTTTAGCGCTTGACCTCTCTTAGCAAACCATTCGTCTGCTTTTTCAAACGTTCTATCTAAATCTCTATCATTTCTGACAACAGTGTGGAATGTAACTTCATTTTTAACTTCTTGTGGTTGATGATTAATAACATTTACACCAGCTTTACTATTTAATGCATTACCAGCTAGGCTAGGTAATCCAGAAAGAATTCCGCCATCGCTCATGATATTGTTAATTTTTGACATTTCATCACCTAAAATTCCTCCACTAGCAAACGTTGTAGGCGCAAATGCCCTCATCGGTGCTATTGGTGATGCTAAAGCAGGAGCAGCGAAACTACGCGGAGCTAATGACGGCCCTTCGGTATTGTCATCCACACTTATACTGAATGAGCTAAATGGATTTAATTTATTTAAAATGTTACCCGCTTTATCCCAGGCACCTGTTATTTTATCTACGACTTTTCCAATCCACTTACTAATTCCATCATATAAATCTTTGAAAAATCCGATTACGCTTTTTATCGGTGCTGAAATAGCGGTTAATGTGCTAGAGATAGAATCCCAATTTGATGTGATTTTATCTTTAATCCAATTGAAAACACTTGAAACGTTTGATTTTAAAGTATTCCAAGCTCCAGTCACAACGGAAACGATACTATTCCAAACGCCCGATGTTATAGATTTTACCGTGTTCCACGTACCTTCAATTCTGATTTTTACAGCGTTTATTGCATTACTTACATTTGAAGTTATAGTATTCCAGACGCTAGAAATAACTGAAGTAATTTCATTCCATTTACTTGCAGTTGCATCTTTAGCTGAATTCCATCCACTTGTAACGATATCTTTTGCTTTATTTATCTTTTCGCTAATATACCCAACAATTTTATTCCAAACATCAGAAATAAACGTCGAAACTGCGTTCCACGCTTGTGAGGTTATATTTGATACGTAATCCCAACCTTGCTGTATTTTAACTTTGATAGGGTCGAGAAACGCATTTATAGTGTCTGTAATCCATTGCCATGCTTCACGGATTATATTAGTAATCCAATTCCACGCTGTACTTGTTGTGTTCGCGATTGCATTCCACAATTCGGTTACAGTGTTAAATAATAAATCTTTATATTCAGTGAATGTGGAGGAAATAGCATTCCATGCATCAACAATATAAGGTTTTATCCATTCCCAAAACTGATTTACAGGCTCTTTTATCAATTCCCACATTAAGACAAATGCAGTCAAGATTAATTGTAGAGGGAATGTTATGATTCCAAAAAGGATATCCCAAGCAGTTTGAGCTATCATTTTCAACCCTTCCCAGAACATTGAGAAACCTTCCTTAACTGCTTCCCAAGCCGTAGAACAGATTTGAATAAATGAATCCCAAGTTGTGGAGAACCATTCGATTATTCCTGTCCACATTTGATTTGCTATCTCACCAAATTGAGTCCAAAAATCAGACCATGCAGTTTTGAATTCTTCCCACTTTGTACTGAAGTATTCGACTATCGCATTCCATTTTTCGGATATCGCGGTGGTCATGTTGTCCCAACTTTCAGATACACCTTCAGAAAGACTGGTCCATAAATCAGACATCCATGTTGTGAACTCACTCCATTTTTCCTTTAACCAGTCAGTTATTCCGCCCCAGTTATTGAATACAGCAATTACAGCAACAACAATCGCGATAATTCCTGCTATTGCCGCTACTACCGCTGCTACAGGAGCACCGACAAATGCTGCTATCGTCGCTACGACTACGCCTATTGCTTCTATTGCAGTTCCTATCCATCCGACCACTGTAATTATAACGCCGATTACCGAACCTATACCGGATATAATCGGACCTAGTATAAAGAGCAGCGGTCCTAAAGCCCCTACAATAGCTATTACTACACCGATAACCTTTTGTGTTTCTGGTGATAAACCACTGAATGCATCAGCAAGTGATTTAAGAGCATCTGCCACAACCGGTAATGTTTGTTCTGCTAATTCAAGGAACACTTTACCTAAAGGTTCAAAAGCCTTTTGTAATTCACGGTAAAGAGATTGCATTTTTTGACCGAACGTGTCTTCTTGAATTTTTTGCAAATCTTTCATTTTTCCGGCCGTGTTATCTAATTCCCCATTCGCTTCTATCAACCCGTAAACACCTTGATTTCCGAGATCTTCAAATTTCGTCCCGAAAATACCTACGCCAATTTGTGTAGCTTTAACCTGATCGTCCATTCCTTTTAATTCAGTAATGACCGCTTTGAACACTTCAGCAGCAGGACGTTTCCCTGCTTCAAATTCTTTCCACAAGTTTTGCGTTTCTTGTGACATTCCACCAAATGCATCGGATACACCTTTTGAGCCGTCTTGAACACGAATACCAAATTCTTTAACTAGGTCATTTACATAATCTAAATTATAGGCTCCAGCATCCAAACCGTTTTTTAGGATGTTTAACATTTCATTAGAAGTAAAACCAGCTTGTTTGAACAATGGAGTATATTCCGCTAAGTTATCTGTAAATTCTCCCGATTTATCAAGCCCAGCTTGCATACCAGCGGTAATAACATCTAACGCTTCTTGCCCTGTCATTCCGTATTGTGTCATTAATGCAGATGCACCACGGGTTGTTTCGCTCAAATCTACATCGAAAGTTTTTGATAAAGCTAGAACCCCTTCTGTAACGCTTTGCATTTCATCAAGAGGAACATCCTTCATATTCTGCCATACTTTCATTACGGCTGTATCTACTTCTTGTAAGCTTTCACCCCAACCATTTAAGAATACATCTTCAGCTACTTTACCCACATTCTCGGCACCTTTAGCGGTTAAACCTAACGATGCTTGTATTTGCTTTTGTGATGTATCGAAATCGGCTGCCCATTTACCTGTAATACCCATAACGCCAGCTACAGCAGGTGTAACAGTCGTAGATAGTTTTTCACCAATTTCTTTAGTTGAATTACCTACTTCTTTAAGTTTAGAAGCAGTCTTTTCTGCTACATTTGCCTGTTCCTTTAATGCTGTGTTAGCTTGTTCGATATCATTTTTTAATCTCATTTCAGCAGTTCTAGCTTCATTTAACTTTGTTTCTAACTTGTTAACTTCCGCTGAATTTGAACCGTATGCACTTTTAGCAGCCGTTAATTGTTGTTCGAGATTTTTAACTGATCGCCCACTCAGTTCTAGTTGTTGCTGTAAATGTCTTTGTTTCATTTCTAATTTTTCTGATTCAGAAATACTGTTCCCTAGTGCAACACGTTCTTCTTCTAAAGCTGATTTCAATTTGTTGGTTTCTGTTACTAATAGAGATTCAGCACGTTGTAATTCACTTAACTTTTGCTTTGACTTTGCAGACTCGCTATTTCGTTCTGCTTCAGCTTGTTTAGCACGATTTAACGCTTGTGTCGTTAATTGAATCTTGTTTGACATTTCAGCTTCAGCTATTTGGGCTTTTCTCATCGCTTCTTCAAGCTTTTTTACTTCTGTAGAATTTTCTCCCCACACTTGTTTTGCTCTTTGTAATTGTTGAGCCGTTTCTTGAGTCTTCCTTTTAGCTAATTCATATTGTTTCTCCAGTGTGGATAAAGAATTTGCATGTTTATCTACTTCTGATCCAGTCAACTTCATTTGTGTTTGTGTCAACTTTAATTCTTGGTTCAAGGCTCTATTTTCGCGGTTTATATCGTTAATGTTCTTTTTATAATCCGCTGTATCAGCCCTAAACTTTATTACGGTTTCTTTTGAAGGTCCAGCCACTATTTTTCACTCCCCTTCTCTTGGAGATAAGCCTTCCAACCTTCGTAAGCACTTTTGTTTTCTGCTATTCTTTGAACGTCACGTAAAGGCAGATGCCAGAAAGTTTTTTCCGGTATTTCAAAAATAAATACGTAGAGACTGTATAGGTCTACAACGCACTCAATTTCGAATTTCGGAAGTGTTAAGCCTTTTTTCCCGCTTTTTGTTGGAAACCTTGCGCCATCTTGTTTTTATCTTTTTGTTTACCTAATACAGCGCCGAAAATTTCAAGTGCTTCTTTCATATCAACTTCATACTGTTTCATGAATGATTCAAAACCTAAATAGTCAGTTCCGTTGGCTTGACGATAAGCGGCATAAACAACGCGAATAGAATCTAATAAATCCATGCTTCTTTCGTTACCTGTGCTTAATAATGTGCTTAAAAACGCTTTGCTAATGATTTTCTCTTTTTCTAAATTGAAAAGTGTCCACGCTGTCAAATTAGCGTTTACTTTAACTTCCTTTTCTTCTCTTGTTTCCGGGTTTACTAATGTAATAGTTTCTAACATAATAAATCTCTCCTTTTAGACAAAATTAAAGAGCGCTAACTAGAGCGCCCTAAGTATTTTCGTATTTTTTTATTATGGTGTAACCTTACGTAGTTCAGCAGGATCGAATTTAGTTAACCATTTTGTTTGAACATCAGCTGGTAAGTTAATACCTTCATAATAGAATTCTCCATAAGTATCAGGTAAAGCTGTAATTTCTACTTCGAATTCAGCTAACTCGTCTGCTCCATTTTCGATACTCTTAACAAATCCAGTAGCAGCAGAGCAATTTGGGAACGCGATTAAACGGTTATTATCCTCAAATGTGTCGTATTCTTCAGCGACGAATGAGAAGTCTTCCCCCACACTTTCAATGCCGTACGAGTACACATTATCAATTAAACCTTCGTTTTTTAGACCGAAAATTTTACGAGCCACTTTTAATTCCATGTGCCCAGAAATTTTAACAGTTAATTGTGTTGGTTTAGATTTTTTCTTTTTAGTTACACCGCCGCAAATTTTTGCGATCGATTTGATTTCTGTTTCTGCATCTAATTTACCGATACATCCGAAAGGGCTTGTTGTTGCTTCACCTTTAAAAAGTACACTTGCGTTCTTAATCTCGACGGCATCAAATACGTCAATAGTAGTTGTAGGCATTTAATTTCCTCCTAATGTCTTATTAATTTCTTCTATCAAGGCTTTATTTAATTCCTCAACAGACTTATTTGTTTCCTTATCCACACCGCGCTCCATGAAATGTTCAGGATCATTCCCTTTACTTTTACCAACACCCAAATCAGGAAACACTAGATAAGCGTATTTAGCTTTAGGTTTTAAAGTTAAAGTTAGATTTTCTTTTAAAGTTCCTTGAATCGATTTAGAAAGTTTTGCGTGTGGCTTCTTTCTATCCGAAATCGGTATTAAACCTAGGATAGACTTTTGCATAATAGGTGATATTTTCTTTTTTAATCCTTCGTTAATAACCTTCTCCGCAACGTTTGGTAATCGCTCAATGTTCCTTTGATACGCTTCAAATTGTGCCGAATCAACGCTAAACTTAGCAGACAATTTTGATGTTCCTCGTCAATTCAAATGTGAGTACGTCCACAAAGAATTCAGTATCTTTCTTTTTCATCCTATCTTTGAGCGATTTATTGCAAGTGTGGCCAGTTTTAGCAAGGCTACTCATGAATTCTAATTGCAGGATGTCCAAGTCTTCTCTATTTTCCGAGAAGAAATAAACAGTAACTTCTTGGTTGTAATTTGTAGCTCCTGTTCTTTCGAATCCACCAGTCTCAAACACAACATGATTAATTGCGGATAGTTTAGCTTCATCTTCTTGTACAATGTCCTGGTAAACTTGAGCGCCACTGAAGAATGACTCTAAGTGCTCAACCAGTTTGACATTATACTTCTCAATCAATTCGTTCAGTGTCATCAAGACCACCTACCTTTTGTAAATATAAATACATACTATTTTTAAAACGATCAGCTTTAATGATGCTGTAAGAAACACCACGCAATTTGAGAGTTAGGTTGTCCACATCTTTTTTCTTGAATATAGGAGCATACAACGTTTCAATCTTCATATCTAACTGTTTCCCCACACTATTCACTAGCTGTATATCAATCTCACGACACGAAAGTTCTGCAAATCTAAGTTTGATAATCTCGACATTTTCATATCCAATTACTTTTTTAGTGGCATTTCGAATAGTTTTCTTCTCCATGACACTTACAAAACCGTCATTGTAAGTCTTTCTATGTCGTTCGATTGCCATTACACTTCCCTCTCTTTTAAGGCTACATGTAAAATCAACCTTGAAAGTGGTTGTTCAAAGTTAGTTTCGAATTGATCTAATGCGTTGTTATACTCATATCGAATGCGGTTTATAACTAACTCACGTGCGGATAAGTTGACTTTCAGATCAAGTTCAACACCTACTAAATCATTGATATAGTAAACAGAACGATCTATCAGCTTTACGATGTTACTGTCTGCCTCATCCCATGTGATTGCTAGTGCTTCTTTCACATCATCAAGCAAATTAAAAGGTGACACTAAGGCCACCTTCAATTGATTTTCTTCCATTAAGGATCACTCCTTATTTAGCTGCTGGTGGAGTTTCCGCATTAGGATCAACTAAACCAGTAATATCGAATACTAAGAATGATTCATTTTCTTCAGCACGTCCGTTAGCGTACATTTTAGCGATATATAAATCTTCATCTTCAAGAGCACGAGTTTGATCATAAACGTCTAAACGTTGTGCTCCACCTAGTCCTAAGAAGTAATCTTTCGCCATACCTGCAATTAACTTGCCTTTTGGAACTGCATGAGATTTAATAATCTTCCCTGGGATTGGTAATACATTGTAAGCATAAGTTCCATCAGCGTTAGGACGTGTAGTGTAACCGTAAATGCGCGCCCAGTAATCAACAGGGTTGACAATCAGTAATACATTTTCTGGATTACGTTTGCCATCTTTAGTAAGTGGCGCCATAATCTTGCTACCTAAAGTGAATGGAGAAAAGTCTTTTAGTTGTCCGGCAACAGTTTTTGCAGAATGTTCACCATTCGCAACTGTTAATAAATCGCGCATCATTCCGATCGGCTGATCTTTACCAGTGCCATCCACAATAGCTTGTTCTAATGCGATTTTTAAAGACTCAACTAGAACTGTACGAACGTAACGGTCTAACCATGTTGGGCCCAAATCTAACATTGACTTACAAACTGGCATAAAAGCAGATAATTTGAATTGAGAAATATCAATTGTTTCAAAACCTTCATCTAAAAGTTCTTTATGAGCGGCACATAATTTGCCCCAAAATGCTGTTTGAACTTCACCCTTTTTAAGAATCCATTCAGTTAAAGCGCCTACGTTTACGAAATTGATTTCGTTTAATAGTTCGTGGGATCGTGTTAACTCTTCAAATACACGCTCGATAACCGTTGGCGGTACTAATGCTTCTGTACCAGCAAATGAAGCGCCAGCGATTACTTGATTGTAGTATTTCGTTTCTTGACTAGTTAAAACGTGGCCACCACGTGCAGCTAAAACAGCTTGATCGCTTGATTGTGAGTTTGCCAGTTGTAGAATTTCGTTTTGAATACCTTCAGCAAATTGAATTAATGCATTATCTACTTGTTCTGGTGTACCAGATGCTAATACCTCGCTTAAATTTTGACGATTGTCAATTTTAGTTTCTAAATCTTTACCCATTGTAAAGTACCTCCTATAGTTTGATAGATTTTAATAATGAAGCCATAAATTTCGCTGATTTTTCAGCATTTTGAATACGTTTGTCACCTTCGTTTTCGATAGGTGCTTCTTCTTCAGGTTCTTCAATAACGTCTTTTTCGTCTTCCACACTTATCTCTACTGAATCTACAATTTCATCACAGAAACCATAAGATTTAGCTGTTTCAGCAGTCATGTACGTTTCGTTATCTAATAATGCTTCTAATTCATGAAATTCACCGTTAAAACGATTTCTATACGATTGAATCAATGCATCGTCCACATCGCGTAACATTTTGGCTTGCTTTTCTAACGAATCAGCATTACCGTACGCATAGGTTGAGGCCCTATGAACCATCATTGTTGTATTAGATGGCATAATAATTTTGTCAGCTCCCATTGCAATTAAAGAAGCAGCAGAAGCAGCTAAGCCATCCACATAAGCAGTAACTTTAGCCTTATGACTTCTTAGGTAGTTACAAATTGCAATACCTTCAAATGCATCACCGCCACCAGAATGAATGTGTAGTTCGATTTCGTCAGCATCAATGTTGTCGAACATTTCACGCGTTTTCTTTGCGTTAATATCGCCCCACCAACCAGCGCCAACTGTCCCATGCATATAAGCAACAACCTTTTTACTGTTCTCCTGATTCTCCATCATTAGAAACTTCGGTTGGATTTTTTCCATTTCCATCATTTTCACCTCCTTCCATAGTTCCGCTTATTCTTGCTCTTTCATAGTTCTTAGTGACATAACGTTCATTAGCCCAATCTTCATTTATTTGTTCTTTTCCTAATCGTTCTAATACATCGTTTATGCTCATGCCACCGACTGCAAATAGTTTGTCAACGGAATTAGCAAACTTAGTAAGATCGAACAATTTGAAGTTGTCCATGCTGAATTTGACGTATGTTTTATTCAAATATTCATCACGAGTAAACATTTTTTTGTTATATTCATTTACAATCAGGTCACCGATAGGACGAACCGCGAAAAGTATGAAGTTATCCAAATCTCCTGTTGGGTTCCCAGAAGTTGAAATGCCACCTTCACTTATTCCACTTAATAAAGATGGCGGAATGTGGAAGGCAGTTGCCACGAAATCTAACATGTCTTTTGCAAGGTTTTTAATGTCTCTAGTATCTAGATTGCGAGGTTCTTTACTTTGATCTTCCATTGTTACGTTTTCGGGAAGGAAAAGGACTGACGCTATTTTCTCAGGGTCCATATAGTCTTTCATTTTTTCTTCAAACAGTTCTTGAGCAGCTTTACCATCTTTATCTGTTAAGGAATTCATGAATCGTCCCTTGAATAGATATCTTTTTCTCCCGTTTCCGCGATAATCAGATAATGCTTTCGCAAGTAATAACCCATATGAGTTATACAAACTATCAATAACACTGTTTATTGACTCTTCAGAAAGCTTCAAGTGTAGAACGTCTTGTTCTTTAAAATCCTTCGTTAAAGGTTGATTGTTAATCGAAATACTTTTGTAAACATACTCATTAAAACCATTAGTAGTTTCACGATGAAACGATTCAGCTACCCACAATTCTTCTCCTATAGGTAAAATTAACGCTTCATTTTCGTAAATTAACTGATGGACAACTTTGCACCAAAATTCATGAGCATTTTCGTTCTTATTTGGGGATACATTTAGTTGATAGTAGTTTAAATACCGTTTTAACTTGCCATCTCTATAAGATTCAAAGTCACAAGCTACTAAACTACGAGCGATTAAATCAATAGCAGCGTTAACATATAATTTTTTATAAGCAATTTCTGCTTTTAGTGTCATTACGCTACAATCCACATCTGGAGTCGTCCCATTATCACTTGTACCTAAAACAAAATTAAAAAGATTACGAATACCCATTTTTTCACCCCCCTTCTTAGAATGACCATACTTGCATATCGTTTAAATCGACTGCATAGTCTTCAAGATCACCATCGAAATTGAGGGCGTGAGTGAACGCGAAAAACCCGTCAGTTTTTCTTTTGACAGGGTCGATTTTTTTATATTCTTTTGAGCCATTTCCTAGTTCGTCCACATAGATATTCCCACAATACCAACGCATAACAGGATCATCGTGAAAAACGATATTATGATTGATGAATAAATGTTGGATTAACGGGTCTAACATCGCGTGGATATACGGACCGCGTCGTACTACCTCAACTCTTTCGTTAAAACCAGCTTCTTCTAATAAAGGTTTCAAGACTACAGAACGGAATTTATCAATTGCAATACGCTTAATATCGTATGTTTTTGCTTTGTCTAAAAACCAATTGATAACACGTTTAGGTTCAATTTCTTTATCGTAAACGATGGTGAATAGTCCTTTTTCCACACCAATATCAATAATATCTTGATTAATATCCTGCATTTTCAACGCCTGATGCCAAATAAAAGTGTGGTGAATCCAATAGCGCTTGCCTTCCCGTTTAAATAGCAAGCCGACGCTGCAGAAGTCGCGTAATTCTGCGTAATCCACACCACCAATACATTCATATTTGTGTAAATCATCAGGTAAAGGTTGGTCTGTTGCAAGAATATCTTCATAAGTAGCGATTTTATGCTGAAACAGCTGTTTAGGAATGTTCATACGCTTTGTCATGAATTCAACATGCATTGGAATGTTAGTTTGACAATCGGCCCATTCTTCTTTCATCGTTTCGAATAATTCCGTGTTATCTCGAATAGAAGGATTGGCTTTTTCCCAGTTTGCAATATCTTCAACTTCTTCTTCAGAGTCTAATTTGCAGATGAAGGGGAAAATCTTACTGTTTTCAACTTCTCCACTTAGAACCATTCGTGCCTTTTCTTTCATATCATCCAAAACACCACCGCGGACATATCCATCCGTTGTTAAATAGAAAGTTCGGCCATCTTTAACTTTACCGAGCGCCGAACGGAATACTTTAATTGATGCATAGTCTTCATATTCGTGAATTTCATCGAACCAAACTGATCCAGGACGTAAACCATCTTTTGTTCTAGCATTAGAAGTATTGTATTTTAAATGTGATCTGTTCTTTTTGAGGGTGTTGCAAAACTAAAATAAATATGCAATGTTATGAATCAGAAAAACTAGCTGGATATGCAGTAGAT